AAAAGTCAGTTTGTTTCCAATTCCTGATGGCGTGTACACACTGAAATTCAGTCTGACGATACCCCAGGCAACTTTGGCGGCTGACAGCACTGTTGTTCTTGTGCCTGATGTAGTTGTTGCTCAAGGTGCGTATGCCAGGGCATTGGTTGAGCGTGGAGAAGATGGTGGGTTGTCTTCATCAGAGGCATACACACTATTCCGATCCATGCTCTCCGACTACATTGCTTTAGAGGCAAATCGGTATCCAGAAAATCAGCAATTTGTATCAACATGAGCCAACAAATCCAGACATTCTCTGTCTCAGCCCCAGGCTTCTTTGGGCTGAACACACAGGACTCTCCGCTTGATTTAGCGGCTGGATATGCTGCGATTGCTACAAACTGCGTGATTGACCAATACGGGCGCATTGGCTCTCGCAAGGGTTGGTCAAGGGTTAACACATCCTCTGGCAACCTTGGCGCAAATAATGTAACAGTCATCCATGAGTTGGTGCAGACTGATGGCACTCTGACTGTTCTGTTTGCTGGAAACAACAAGCTGTTTAAACTGAGTGGCGCTACTGTTACTGAGTTGACCTATGGGGGGGGAGGTACTGGCCCCACCATTACTGCAAGCAATTGGCATTGTGCCTCTCTGAATGGAATCACATATTTCTTTCAGACGGGTTATGACCCGCTGATATATGACCCTGCTGTAAGTACCACCACATACCGCCGTGTTAGCGAGAAAAGTGGCTATGTTGCGACTGCTCCACAAACCAACATTGTTATCTCTGCCTATGGGCGGTTATGGACTGCTAGTAGCACTGCTGACACTGTAACTGTCTATTTCTCTGACTTGCTGGCAGGTCACATCTGGTCAACAGGAACTGCTGGTTCTTTGGACATTTCACGGGTATGGCCCAATGGGTCTGATGAGATTACAGGGTTAGCTGCACACAATGGATTCTTGTTTATCTTTGGCAAGCGTCAAGTCTTGATTTATGCAAATGCGACTACTCCATCAAGCCTATCTCTGAGCGACACCATCAGCAACATTGGTTGCATTGCAAGGGACTCTATTGCCAACACAGGCAGTGATGTAGTTTTCTTGTCAAATAGTGGTGTGCGGTCATTGCTCAGAACCATTCAAGAAAAGTCTGCTCCTTTGCGGGACTTGTCTAAGAATGTGCGTGATGACCTGATGACGATTGTGAATGCTGAGACATTGGCAAACATCAAGGCAGTCTATTCAGAGTCAAATGCCTTCTACCTGATTAACTTCCCGACTGCCACCCAGACCTACTGCTTTGACACCAAGGCGGCTTTGCAAGATGGTTCTTCACGGGTAACTGTGTGGGATTCCATCACACCAACTGCTTTCCTTGCTAAACGCAATGGAGACTTGTTGATTGGCAAGAATGGTTATGTGGGCAAGTATGGAACCTATCTTGACCATGCAAGCACATACCGATTGCAGTATTTCACCACCTATGCTGACTTGGGACAAGCCAATGTCACATCCATTCTGAAGCGCATTTCTGTGGTGGTGATTGGTGGTTCAAACCAAGGCTTCATCATCAAGTGGGGATATGACTTCTCTGGTCAGTATTACTCCACCACATTGCAAATTCCTCAGTCTACTGTGTCTGAATATGGGACTGCTGAATATGGGGCAAATGGTGTTCCTGTTGCCTACTACTCAGATGGCATTTCTTTGCAGACTTTGGTTGGTCAAACATCAGGTTCTGGCAAGACTGTGCAGACGGGTTATGAAGTGCAGATCAATGGTTATCCTGTGAGCATTCAAAAGATTGAGATACAAGCCAAGAACGGCAAACTGGTTTAAGGAAGAAACATGGCAAATTACACCAAAACCACCAACTTTGCGGCTAAAGATGCTTTGTCGCCAGGGAATGCAAGCAAGGTTGTTAAGGGAACTGAGATTGATACTGAGTTCACCAACATTCAGACTGCCATTACCAGTAAAGCAGATGGAACCTTCACCAACTTCAGCTTTGTTGAGAGTGGTTCATTTCTGTACATCAGGGCATCAGGAACAGATGTGATGAAGATTGATACATCAGGCAACCTGACTGTGTTGGGCAACATTGTGGCTAATGGCACTGTTTAATAAAAACATTAACCATTAAAGTATCATAATGACAACTCTAGACACGCTCATTAGTAAGAATGCTGGGTTTGGAAATGTCATCAAGACAATCCAAAGCGGTGGGGCATACATTGACCCTAAAGGTCGAGTTTTATCAACTACAGAATTAAAGCCTTTACCCACTTATTATGCTGGTAGTTCTGTATTTGTGGGTGGCGGTGGGAAAGCATATAGCTACGATGAAAACGGCTCAATAATTGAAGTCCCAAGAGAACCGCTAGAGATATATAAGTTTGATGCTACTGGTGATGGAAAATTTACTATTCCAAAACTGAGAAACGAAAAAGAAGGCGGATATTTTGGCGACATTACATTAAACGCCATTAAATCTGGAAGTGGTTACACAGTTGAGAACACTGATAAAAGTGCCACGGGTAAATACTATCAACCATTAAAAGGTACAGACTTTTCTGATCGGCAATGGGTGGGAATGTCTCGCGGATTGTCAAACATCAACACCGCAGTTCAAAGTGGTGAAGCAACAGTCGATATTAAGAAAAGCAAAGAGATATCGGACGATGGGCAAGGCAATCAAACAAGCAAAGAATATTACGCATTGCGAGATGGCAGTGGTAGAGAAGTCGGGGCACTATTTGATGTTCCAGGCAGAGAAGACATTAAATATGCTGATGTAGGAAATGAGACTGCTGGTGGTGGGCATTATGTATTTTTACAAACAGACCCAAAAACTGGACGAGTTGCGCCAATTCAAGACTTTGAAAAGCAAGTAACTTATCGAGAATCTCAAGGTAAGAAATTTTGGGATGTTCAAAATAAGATAGTTAGAGATTTTGCTCCTTATGCGGCAGTTATTTTTGGCGCACCATTGGCGGCTGAGTTGGGCGGTGGTCTAGCGGGTGCGGCGGCTTCATCGGCAATCTTCCAAACTGCTGCGGGTGTACCCATCGAAAAGATGGCAGAGAACATAGCCAAAAACACTATAACAGGTGGGCTATTGGGTGCTGGTGGTGTTGACATTGCTGGCTCTGCTGGTGGTGGGCTTACTGGTCAACTTGCACAAAACACTGTTGCTGGATTGATTGGTGGAAAAAACTTAGAAGAGTCGGCTATTGGTGCTGTTAAAAGCATTGGAATTAATAGCTTAACATCAAGTTCAAACCCATTAAATTCAGGTGTAACTGTCCCTACTGAAGAACAGGCTCTTCTTGGTCAACAAGATTTGCAGAGTCAGTTGGCTCCTTATGAGTCAACAATTCCAGCAAACACAACTGCATTTGATACAACAACTGATTTTCCAGATGTATCTGGATTTGATATCCCCTTACCAACACCACAAACACCGATTACTGGAAGCACTGGAGAAAATATGGCAACCTATGATGACCCAACAGGCGGGGCTGGTCAATATTATGGAACAGAAGATGATTTTTACAATCAACTTTACAATTATCAAGGAACTCCAATTGATTATGCAACTGATCCAACAGGCATGATGAATAGTAGTAATACACAGTTTTACGATGATCCAACAGGTGGTGCTGGTGGTCTTGGGACAAATCAAAACCCATCCATGTATGGGAATCTAACTGTTGGTCAACTGCAAAGATTACTTGGTGCTGGTGGAGGTGGGGCGCGGCAACCTGCAACTCAAAGTGCTTTGCAAAGACTATTGGGTGGCGTTACTGGTCGGCAACCATCATTGCAACTTGGTGGCGCAGCAGGTCAATTAGGCAACTTACTTGGCGGTGCTGTTAGTGGCGTTGGTGGCATTTTGGCTGGTCAAACTGCGGCTAAAGCATCTGAAGAACAAGCTAGGATGATTTCTGAGGCAACTGGTAGGGCGGTTCCTGGCTCTCAGTTCAGACCCATTGGAACAACCACAAGGTTTGGCACAAGCCAATTCCAAGTTGATCCTACAACTGGTCAGTTGACAAGTGCTGGTTATCAGTTAACTCCAGAACTCAAGGCAATGCAAGATAGAGTCATGGCCTTAACTGGTCAAGGCTTGACTGAGGCAGAGCAAGCGGCTGGTAGGTATGCTCCTTTGACTGCTGGCGCACAAGGCTTGTTTGGTCTTGGTCAACAGTACTTGGGAACTCAACAAGGTGCGCCAATTGGTCAAATGGCTCAGCAATATATGCAGTCTCAAGCTGGTCAGCCATTGACCAATCTTGGATTGGGATATTTGGCTAAGTCTCCAGAAGAAGCTGCATCTGAATACATGAGATCACAAATGGACTTGTTGGCTCCAAGTCGTGAGCGTCAGTTATCTCAATTGCAAAACCAGTTATTTAATACTGGTCGTGGTGGCCTGTCTGTTGGCGCAACTGGGGTGCGTCCTGGTGGTGGTCAAGGTCTACGGGCGGCATCTCCTGAGATGGAGGCGTATTACAACGCTTTGGCTCAACAAGATGCTCAATTGGCTGCTGGCGCACAACAAGCTGGACAACAAAGAGCGCAGTTTGGTGCTGGTTTGTATCAACAAGGAACAGGCTTAACACAGGCTCAACAACTTGCTGGTGCTGGCCTATATGGTCAAGGAGTTGGCTTAACTCAGCAAGGTCAGCAGTTTGGTGCTGGTTTGCTAGGCTCTGGTGCTAATCTGCTTGGCGCTTATGGTCAGGGCTTGACGGGTGCTTATGCGCCATTCAGCACTGGTATTGGCGTGGGTTCACAGCTTGAGCAACTTGGACAACAGCCTTTGTCAATAAGTCAGCAATTGGCTCAATTGAGTTCTGCATCTGGTGCAAGGGCTGGCGAACTTGGAATCAGAGGAACCGCTGCGGCAGCGGCTGCTAGACTTCCTTCTATGCAATACAACCCATTGTCAAGGGCATTGGTTGGTGCTGGTGGAAACACTCAGTTTGGTGGCGCATTGGGTGAATTTATTGGCGGTGCACTTCCAGGACTATTTGGCACAGGAACCACCATAAATCCTTTGCGTACCGATGAGTTTGGCATTCAACCAGATGCCCTTTTTCCTGATTGGCAACAAAATCCACCATCAAATATTCCAATTGGTATTTCATACGATGAAAACTACGGGTTGGGCAAGTATGCTCGCTCTTAATCAAATTAAAATTAAGGAGTAATCATGGCAACAGATATTGTTGGAAGTTTGTTTGGTGTTAGCCCTGAGATGTATCAGGAAGATCGCAATCGTCAGGGGATGAGGGATGCTATTGCTATGGCACAACTTGACCCTATGCAATATGCAAATGCCGCTATTCAAGCTGGTGCTGGTCGTGCCGCTGGTGGGTTTGCTGGTTTGATGGGTGTAGAAGACCCTCAGATGCGTCTGATTAGCCAACGCAATGCCTTGGCAAAGCAGATTGACATGAATGACCCTGAGTCCATCATGCGTGGCGCACAGATGGCGGCACAGTCTGGTGACACAGCGGCAGCTACTGCCTTGGCTAACTATGCTCGTCAAGCGGCTGTTGATTTATCCACGATTCAACAACGCACTGCCGAAAAGATGACTCCAGAGCAACGCAATGCAATTGCTGAATCACAGCTAACTGACAGGCTAGATCAGTTAAGCAGACTTCCTCAATCTCCAGAAAGAGATCGTGCAATAAATTCAACAAAAAATCAATTAACAGCCCTTACAAGAGGCAAGCCAGAAAAAGTTTCTGATGCAATTCAGATTGCTAGAGAAATTGGAGTGCTGACAGATGCTCTTGCAAAGACTCAAGAAGGCACAACTGAATACAACAGCATAAAAGCGCAAATTGATAGGCTTGAAAAATCAGAAAAAGCACCATCACAATTAGACATTCAAAAAGCACAGATTTATCGCCAAACATTAATTGATGGAAAGGCTCCTGCATCTCAAATAGCAGAGGTTGATGCTTATATCAAAGGATTGACAACGGGCAAAGGCACAGTTGTTCAAAACATCATGCCTGAAATTCCTGGCGACAAGAAATTTGCTGACATTCCAGCATTTAGATCAAGTGTGCAAAGGACTGTTGAGCCAATGTCAAAGGTTGTGTTTGCCACAGACAACGCTTTGACAAACATAAATGACTCAATTGCAACAAATAACTTTGCTTCTTTTAGGGCGGCACAAGTGCAATTTGCTAGGGCAATCGCTGGGTCGGGTGATTTAAGCCAAAAAGAGTTGTTGGCAGCGGGTGCTGATCCTGCACTTTTGGGTGGGACAGCAGACTATATTTCTAGACTGTTTAGTTCAACACCAACCATAGACACGCAGAATAAAATAAAAAGCACTTTAGAGGCAATTAGGACTGTTTCAGTTAACAAGGCAAATGAAGAAATTGATCGTCAACGAAAAATTGCTTTGAGAAACAAGAACTACAACCCTCAAGATGTTGAAACAGCATTAGATTTTCCTGAGTTTAGAAAACCAATGGGTGGAACTGGGCCATTTACTGATGCAGAAAAAGAGCAGCGTTATCAAGAATACAAGCGCAAACAATCTGGAGTAAAACCATGACTGAACAAGAAGAGTTTGAGTTTCGTTTGCGCTTGGAAAGCGAACAGGCTGCTTCAGTTCAACCAACTGCGCCTAGTTCTGAAGGCTACTTAGCAGAGGCCGCAAGACAAGGTTTTGCTGGTACTGTTGGCGCACTTACTGGTGCTGCCAATGTTGTGCGAGAGCAAGTGTTGAGGCCAACTGGTGGTCAATTGACTCGCAGAAATCCACTGACTCCATTTGTTGCGCCACCTGGAGCGCAAGAGCAAAACCAAGCTGTTTTAGAGGCATATCGTGCTGGTCGTGAGCCTGTATATACAGGACTGATGGAATCAATGGGTTCCACTGGCGCACAACCACAAACTGGTGGGCAAAGAATTGCCGCTGGCGCAGTTAAAGCTGTGACCTCGCCAGAATCATATTTATTCCCTCCTGTTGCGGCAGTTAGGCGTTTGGGGATGCTTGGACAAACACTGATGCGCCCTGCTGAACAAGCTGTTATTGGTGGTGGTGCAGAGGCTGGTGGACAAGCAGGTCAAGCTGCTGGTGAAAAAGCAGGTGCGCCAGGAGTTGGTCAGTTTATTGGTAGCTTGTTTGGCGGCATGGCTGGTGGTTATGGTTTTGGCACTGTTGCAAAGACAGTTCCAATCACTGGAAAAGCACTTGATTTGGCAAAAGGTCAATGGGATAAAGTTCGTGGAACTATCCCTGAAGATGAATTACTGCGAGATGTAGACAATCGCATAAGCAATATCTTTATTGCTGCTGGTGCGGCTGACCCTGCATTTATGAAAACGCTTGAAGATGCTGCCAAGGCACAAAAAGGCGTGTCATTGAAGGCTCCAGGCGGTGCTGAAGTGCAGATGCCATTGAGCGCAATGCTTGCAGACAACCCTGTTATCAACAACTTTATCCAAAGTTTGTCAGCAAAAGACCCTGTATTTCGGGCGCAGTATGGCAATCAATATGAATCTGCAAAACAGGCTTTAGTTCAAAACCAAATGAGATTGTTTGGCGATCCAAGCAAAGTTCAGGTTAATGTTGTTGGCCCATCTTTGGAGAAAATGCAAGTTAGGAAAATTAAGTCTATTGACGAACAGATTGCCGACCTGTCAAAAGATCAAACCATTGACCCAACTGTATTTGGACAGCGTGTTTCCAATCTTGTTGCTCAGAAAGAAAAAGCCGCAAAAGCAGATGTTCAACCTTTATATAAAGATGCATTTGACTTAGCCAAAAAGAACAATGTTGAGTTGCCCTCTAGTTCTGTTGATGACATTTACAACTTTGTTAATGATGCAAAAAACGCCAATATTTTTAACACATTTCCAACAATTTACAACAGAGTAAAGGCTAAATTTCGCCCAACAACGACTGAGCCAAGCGCCATTTTGACCGCAGAAGGTGCACCAATGACCCCTGGTGGAATTAGGTTTTCTTCTGCCACTGTTGAAGACTTGGATTCATTGAAGCGTGAAATTAATGCTCAGTTACGAACTGCAAAAGATGATCCTGGCATTCGTATGCTAATGGAATTAAAAAATCGTGTTTCTGGTCATATTGATAGTCTTGACCCTGAGTTTGTTACTGCTTACCGCAATGCTGATAACGCATATCTTCAGAAGGTTGGATTACCTTTTTCTGCTGAGACTTTGAAGTCTGTTGACAGAAAGAAGTTTGTTGAGCAAATCACTCCTGCTTTGATTGGCAACAAATCCAATGTCAGCCAATTCATTGATGCAACTGGTCAAGAGGGAACTCGTCTTGCCCGTGATGCTTTTCTTGATAGCTTCACCAAAGCCGCACTGAAGAACGATGTAATTGATCCTAAAGCGGCAAATAAATGGCTCAAGGCTAATCAAGGTGGAACTTCAATGATTCCTGGCCTTGATGATGAGTTACGGGCATCTGTAAACAATGTGCAGAACCTAATCAATCAACGCAGTCGTTTAAATGCAGACTTTCAGCGTGTTGCTGGTGAACAGATTGTCAGCAAAGAAGGCTTCAAGAACCCCCAAGAGTTGGTCAGCAAGATGTATGGCGATATAAATTTCACCAACAAGTTTATGTCTAACTCTGGCTATGGACAAAACAAAGATGCTGTGAATGCTGTGCGCTCATATATGCTTGATGATGTTGTTCGGTCAGGAGACCCAGTTGCGCTTTTAAATGACAGAAACAAAGCTGCTATTTTCAATCGTGTATTTGGGCCAACCTATGCTCAAAAGGTGCAGGATTTTGCTACTGTTTCTGAGCGCATGGTCAAAGACATTACAAATGTGCCGTTCAGAGGCGAGACTGTTCCAAAGACTCCAATTGAGCAATTGACAGGCATCCCTCCAGAGCAAATCATTTCCCGCATTTACAACCCTGTATCTGGCGCAACTTACGCAATGACTTCATTGTTTAGTAAGTTTTGGGCAAATAAAGCGTCTGCCGCAACAGAGGAAAAGCTAAAAGCATTGTTGCTAAATCCATCTGATGCAGTAAAGGTTTTCCAAGCTGTTCAACCAAAGGTTTCTGGCTTTGACCAAAAGAAAATACAAGATGCCATTGATATTGGTAAAAAGTATGGAATCCAATGGGTTGATGATGCCGTGAATGACCTGAGAACTGGTGCGGCAAGGGGTGCTGTACAAGGGGTGCAACCTGAACAACAACCAGAGCAACGACAATCTCCATACATTGAATTGCGTGGAATGGCTGAAAGATAAAGTAGGAGCATAAGATTGATCCTCTCACCCTTCTGGCAATGGCAAATGGCTGTGTCGCAGCTATTCGCAAAGGCTGTGAACTCTATAAAGAGGTCAAGGGAACTGTTGCCGCAGCCCAAAAGACTGTTAAAGAGGTCA